AAGCACATACCATTTGCCTCTTGCTATATAGCCAGCCGTTCTGTCTGATCGTTCTTTATGATGTGGCTTTTTACGCACAAGTTGATTGCCATCTAAGATGAACAACTCATGCAGCCGTTCTTTAGTAGGGTATGGTCTTTGTTTTTTAACCACGACTATGAGATTTGATTTTGGTTTTGGTTCTACAATCTTTGGTTTGCTTCTATGAATGTCATTGTTAATCCAAGGATTGACAGTCATACGCTTGCTTTGGAATCCAGTCATTGCTCTAACCTATTCCTCTTGATGTGTGCAAGATAGCCACTAAGGATTGTTGTATGGTCTTTGCCAAACTTTTTTCCTATCTGTGGCAGTGACATGTTGGTTTGTCTGCGAAGAAGATAATAGGCTTCTTGCCTTGCAAATGTCAGATTGCGTTCTCTTGATTTGCTTTTAAGAAACTCTTCAACTGGCCTGTCTATACGCATGGCAATCTTTTCTATGATCAATCTCCAGTTAGATTTAAGATCATTAACAATCTCTCTCTCCAGATTGACAAGCATAACCATATCTTCTGCTGTTTGTTTGACCTTTAGAAGTTTGCTTACCTCTTTGTTTTTTGCATATCTATATCCTGCTTGGTTAAGTCTCTGCCTTACTTCTTTGTAATGATCGACAAGATCAACTGTCTGTTCCATTTTGTATATCCATATTCTCTTTATTCTTCTGACGCTTAGGCTTTGCTTTGCGGCTTGGAAGTATCTTTGGATGGTGGATCTTCCATTCTAAAACTTTTGCATAGAAACTCCTTGATGCTGATACTTTCTTTTTCTTCTTCATATGCTACCTCTGCACCTATGCCAGCATATCCAGCAATGTCTATCCATGAATCACCATGAAGACCGTTTGATGTTTGCAATCTCACAATCTTCTGTATGATTTCGATGACGCATACATCATGTGGATGAACACTAAATCCCAAATATGCAGTTAGCATATCTGCTACCTTCTTAAAGTTCTCATATGGTGACCCATATGTATCTTCACGCTGCTCAACGGTTTGAAAAGCTAGCCGCAACACGTCTTCTTTTTTCATGTTAGTCCCTTATAAAGCTGATTGTTTCTAGTTCTTCCATGATACGCTTCAATGAAAATTGGACAAGAGCCAACTCGTCTATCAGTTCTTTGCATTTAAGTTTATCAATCCTGTTCACAATATCTTTTGAGTAGCGACTGACAATTAGTTTATACGCCTTATCATAATGCTCTGCTTGTAGACAGTCTGGATCTTTTGCAATTATATCTTTGCTCTTCTGCAAGGCTACAATAACTGTCGAGTGGTCAACGCCAAGCGATCTTGCAATACGTGACTTACCAATTGATGCAACATCATAGGATAGATGCACTGTAAGAGCACGAGCATATGTTGTTACACGATCACGCTTCTTTGCAAAGATGTCATTGATTTCTGTACATGTAACTTCTGCTACGATGTCTGCTATATTCTTTACGGTAATCATGCTGCTTCACTTTTCTTTACACTAAAGTCTGAGATATATTCTGCTGCCTTGCTTGCTAATGAGGCTGCGCTAACAATAGCAGTGCTATTTTGTTTCATGATCTTAAGCCAGCCTTTTAGATATTTGGCATGGTCATCACGCACATTGTTGGTTATGCCCCAGTCTGCTGCTAGAAATGCAGCACCAAGTTCAGCAACAAGTTCCTCATATGCATAGTTCTCACTGCCATACTTGGTAGATAGTTCACGATCAAGACGGTTCTTTGCACCAGTCCAATGAATCAACTCATGAAATGAGGTTGAGTAGAAGTGACCAGCACTATGGAAGGTGGCAATGTCTGGCATAAGAATCTTATCTACAGATGGAATGTAGCAAGCTGTTTCTCCACCATATGAGATCACCGCATTTGTTGCAGTGATAAACGACTCGATCTCCACATTGCGTTCATTGGCCCCTTCGTTACTTGGCGGCTTCGGTTCCAATGACCGCTCACCGTCCACTTGTTCTGCGTTGAACACATATGCGGTAGATGCAAAGACTACGTTGCGCTTTGTACCGTCATCTTGTGGCTTGTCAGATACATTGTAGCGTAGGATAGGCGTTCCCTTTGCGCCCTTCTTTACCTTGCAATCCATTTGCGCCCATTGTTTGAACGTGGCCCATCGCGTTGATGCAAATCCATTGTTGATGCCACTGGCCCAGCACATGAGTATGTTTGATCCGTTATATCTTTGCAAGGTAAAAGCATTGGTCGGCGTTCCGAACCCTGTCTTGCGCCAAGGTGGATTCCATTCTCCTGCATCGTCGAGCATATTGATGAGCGTATTTGTTACTTGCTGGTATGGGTTTAACTTTTCCATTGTGTTCTCCTTTGTTTGGGTGGGGGGATTGCTCCCCCCTTATTTTAGAATGGCATATCTTCTGGAGATACAGAGTCACGCGGCAGATCTTGTGTCTGCTCTGCGCCCTCTGCCTTGCCAAGCAAATAGATTTCTCCTGAGAAAGCGTTGACAATAATATCAACTGCCATTCTCTCTTTGCTTTCCTTGTCAATGTATGTACGCTTGCCTACGGTTCCTTCGACATATACCTTGCTGCCTTTCTCAGCATACTTCTCAAGGAACTGTGCTTTCTTGTCATTGAAGCAAGTTACATCCCACCATGTGGTAGCCTTGCCTTCTGTTTTGGACCATCCAGTAGTCGCTACTGAAAACTTTGCAAACGATTTGCCATCGCCGCTTTGTTTGATCTCGGGCTTCCTGCCCATGTTTCCTACGAGTACAATCTTAGCCAGCATTTTTTAGTTCCTCTTGTTTGGCTGCATACTTCTGACGCAGCATTGCCATCTCTGCCTTGCCTAAGTGCTCGGCATTGGTCTTGATTTGTCCTGCCACATCGCTAAGATCAGCAGCCGTGACACACAGACTGATTGCAACTTCGAGAGTTTCAGTCAGCATTTTGTTGTTAAATTGCGCGTCTTGATTCTCATCTGGATCATCGCCTGTCTCTAGACCCAGCGTCTTTAGCAATGCATACTTCACAGCGTATGACATTGCCTTGCCAGCACCCTTGTCTTGATCGTCGATGCCATAGCCAAACGACATGACATCAATGCAATCATCTGGATGATCAATGTTAACAAAGCGCATGGTCAACAAGCAGTGAGTACGGTTGCCGATCTGCTCATAGTTAAGATGAACGATATGATAGATGATCCCTTCTGCCAACAAAGCAGGACGAACCTTTGCTGTCACTGAGTCGTGCGATACAATCGAGTAACGCATACCCTGCTTCTTTTCTTTCTGGATATAATCGACCTTGCCCATTGCTGCTGCAAGACGCTGATGTAAATTCTTAGTAGTCATAGTCATCTCCTAATGCGTATGATTCATAGTCTTCGTCTATTCCAAAGCCAGCAGATGCTAGTGCTGATGCATGATCTCCATCTGCAAGATTATCTACGTCTGGTTCATCGTATTCATCTCTATGCTCCTGTAGTTTTCTCATTATATCATTGCCGAGTTTGACAAGTTCTTTGACATCAGAGAACAATAGTTCAGTTGCTATGTCTTCAAGATATGCTTCGATCTCATTCATTGTCATGACTTATAGTCCTTATGAACCCAGACAGTGTGTTCTCTACCATACGTATCTGTATGGTGCTTACGAGTTACGCCAGAGTTAACAATGATACCTTCTCTTGTTGCCTCTGAACGTCTTGCTCGATAGGTGGATTTGATAGTTCCAAAATGCTCATTCATTTCAACATCTGTAAAACCTGACATACCAACCTCACGTGCATAGTCGATGACCCGATTATGAAAGATAGACAGATGAGGATAGATTGCTTCTGCTGCCATGATGCTGGTTGGCTGTGCATGTTTACGATAGAGTTTGAATGACTCATCCATCTTACTTCTCCTTGGCTGCTCTGATGGATACACGACCACGTTTGTCACGTTTGGCTATAATACCAACACCATAGGCTTCACCTACGTTGTCAGCGATAAGACCACGCAATGTTTCTTTGGCTGCGTCATGCTTCTTGGATGCATTGATAGTCTCGGCATAGTCAATGGCTGCGCTTGTCCATTCGTTATTGTTTTCCATATCGACAATGATCAGGTTATCTACTGGAATAAGTTCGACGGACTTTTCGATGCGGCTTAGTTCTGCGTTTGGGACAATCTCAGGCTCGACTTTATTCTGGACATGCCACCAGAACGCCTTCTCCATCTTGAACAATTGCAACTGATACTCAGGATCATAATCAACACGAATCATCTCTGGTTCTGTGTTGCCGCAGATCACACTAAACATGCAGTGTCTTTTCTTAGTGACCATCATGTAGTGTTGAAGTTGTGGCATATAGTATCGTGCTTTCTCGTGACTGTTTGCATGACTGCCAGAGTGCTTGACCTCGATGAATGTATCTTCTGATTTAATCCAGCCATCAAGATGGGCATATAACCAAGGCTCATCTTCATGTTGGATGCGACCCATAGACACATCAATATCAAGTAGATACTTATGCTCAAGCCATTGAAGATGAAAAGATTCCGTCCATGTACCAAGCTGGACTTTGAATACCATTGACAGATCTTCTGGTTCTTTTAGTTCTCTTTTTTCTAGATAAAGAGAGTTCCAGTCTCCGCTCATAATTCGCATTGCATCAGAGCCGCCGATACCATTGGCACGATTCATTGGTTTAGCCATAGTTTGTTATCTCCTGTGTGTTATACGTGTATTGTGTAGCATTAATGCAAGTGTGTCAATCAAGTTTCTTCAGTCGCTTGAGATTATTTTCTGCTGCTGTAAATCGTTTGACCCATGTGTCTAATCTATCTGTTATGGGTGCAGCAGCCGTCATGAACTCAGCAATCAATGGCATGTTAGGCCACTTGTGCTCACGACAAATCTTGCGACATGCTTCCTTGAAAGAGATGGATGGAACTGATTGCAATGATTGCAGATAAATCTGATAGCCCATACCATCAGGGATCTGTGCTCTGAACACACGGGCTATTGCTTGCAATGATTGATCAATCTCATCTGTCGAAGCTGGATCTTGGAGCCGCCTCATAGAGAGGACGGCGGCGACAAGAGACTGCTCGACTTCTATAATGTCTGCTTCTTCTGGCAGACTATGCCTCATATTTAGATAGGTAACTTTGTAGTTAAGATCGTCTGATATTATAGTCTTTAACCAGTCTGGTACGGGAACCACATAGTTTACTGGATCTTTGTTTACATATAAGTCGCTCATACATTCTCCTATGGTAGTTTATTATCCCAGTGCTCTACCTTTCCTGCTGGAATTTCATTGATCTCTAACTCATAGAGAGCTTCTACAAGTTTCTTCTTCATCGTGTATACATCTGTGACCATACCTTTTACATCTTCCACAACGATACTACTAATGCTACCACTATCAGCAAGTACAGCATAACGGAAATCAGCACGATAGTTAGCAATGTGTTTACCCTTAACCATAATTTGATAACTAGGTTGCAACTCAAGTCTATCTATCTTGCCTTGATGTTTCATATCCATTAATTGCAGATAGCGTTTAGCTTCAGCACCAGATGCAAACCAATGACCATCAAGATGTTCACCTTGTGCATTGTATTTACCACGACGAGTTGATCCTGCTGTCTTGTTGGTAGATCCTTTAGGACGAGCCATTTAATTTACCTTTGCTGTTACAAGTTTCAGATCAAGTGCATTGCACCAGCACATAATGTAGAAGGACGATGGCAATCTAACACCGCTCTCCCACTTGCTGACTAGTCCACTTGAAACACCAATGTCATTGTTCAATTCTTCCTGACTTAATCCCTTACGCTCACGTTCTCGAATAAGTTCAGTGATTAGTTCTTTATAGAATGTTACTTCAACTGCCGTTGGTGTTCTCATTGAAACTTTCTTTGGCCTGTTGACGGAGTTCTTCCAGAGCGCGAGAGACTTTGAGTGCTGTTGAGAGTCGCATGTCTTGTCCATTTTTCACCCTGTAGAACGTACTGTCTGGTAGCCCTGCTAATTTAAATGCAGACTTTAGATCTACTTCGTATTGGTAGGCTTTTAGTTCTATCTGAAGAACATATGAGTTGATTAGCATTGATACCTCCACTGCGATAACGCTACTGCATTACCGCAATGGAGACAAGGGATATTATTCTGCTGCTTCATTCTCCTCAACTACATCGAGCATTGCTCTGATCTTTTCTTCTCGTTCAAGTTTCCCCTTGGCAATCATGTCATCGACTTCAGACTGAGTTGCCAACTTGATTGATGGTGGTGAAACTGGCTTGCCTTTGCTGTTGGTCTCAAGCAATGTCCCCCATCCTTCTTCAGTATACATAGTCTGCGAGTTGAACAGTTGATTGAACGCCTCAACATTCTTGCCAGTAAATTCAATAACGCATTTGTCTGACCAGCTTGTGCTGATGATCATGTAGGTTTTCATTGTAGTTCTCCTGTGTGTTTGGTTGATTACGATTCGAATGTGATAGTCATAGTCTGCCCACGAAGAAGTGACTCAGCATCAATGTTAGATACTTCTTCTTCAGCAATTCCTTGTGCAATCTCTTCACAGATTTCACGAATACGATCTTCTCCTAGATAGTGATCTTCTATTACCTCCCTTACTATCTTTCTGATGTGATCATCCATCTCAGTTATATCACCACTATCGAAGTGTGATTTGACGATCTCTACGATGTATGATTTCATGCAGCACATTGCTTCATTAGCAATCAGTTGTTCACGGTTAGTCTTCATATCCATTCTCCTTTACAACATTAACAACAGCTTCAAGTTCAAGAAGATTATAATCTTTGTAGCGATTTTCTACATCGTTTTTAATCCACTGATAGAACTCTTTATCATTAAGAGATGT